GCAGCTACTACGTCCATGAACTCAGGCATTGCCAGCCTTAAGGGGATAACCCTGCCATTGTCTATATTGACCTCTATCTCATCCAGGGTAAAAGCCAGACCGCTGTCCCGGTAGAAGCTCTGAAGGTAAAGGTTGGAATACACAGGTCCACGGGGGATAGTCATATTCTCCTTCTTACTCACAGGGTTGGTAAAGCGGTATAGCTCTGAAGTCTTGATATAGCCTTCGGGGACAACACTCGACTCCCTGAGCAGGTGGCAGACGGTATCACGGTAAGGTGAGGTAAACGCCTCACCATTAGTCCAGCCTACCTCACCCGTCTTGGTAAAGTCGTAGGTTATGCGAAGCTCCGGATCATTCACCTGGCCCAGGTCCAGCATATAGTCCATGTCGTGGAAATGCCTACCAAGATTGATAAACAGCTCAATCCTGGACGACTGACTAGCCCAATTAGACGTAAAAGCCTCGGGCTGCTTCATCTTCTGGTAATGCATCAATGCTCTGACCTGGCGCCCACTTAACGACTTCACTACTTGCGAGCCATTGACTATCAGCTCCAACCTCTCCAGGGCATCAATCGGCTTAATGTCACGTTTACCGCAAGTCGCCCCTGCTGTAGCCCTGACGTTAAGCTGAAGGCAGCTCAGTAAGCCTTTATTTGGTAGGTCAATGGTATCCAGCCCCGAAGTGCCAACAAAAGCCCTATCCTGCTCTAAATATCTCTGTTGAAAGTAATCCATTTACATACCTCCCTAAAGTTTACTTCCTTACGCTGCGGATGAACCGCCAACGCTGACGCCGAGCAGAGCTAATCTCTTGGCATTGAGGGCCTTGCCCACTTCCTCTACCCTCTTGTAGTTGGCAGGATCGCCTCGAGGCTTACGCGCCGTAAGTGTCAAGGCTGCCAGGGTAGAGAAGTAGGGCTCAACTCCAGCCTTGTAATCCAGGTCCGCAGCGGCTACACCAGGAGCAAAGCGGTCCTTGGCCACGTCACGGATCTTACGGGCAAACTTGGCAGCTCCGGCCCGGGTTACTCCTCTCTTGAACCGTTCCTTAATACCCGGAGCGCTGATTGCCGACCCGTAGGTGTTGGATGCGGCGGCCGTGTTTCTCGCCCAGAGTTCCGCCGATGCTTCTGCCTCAACCGCAAAGGCCTCGGCAGCTCGACCAGCATTTTCTGTCCACTTCGTGGTGGACGCTTCGATTGGTTTTACTTTGATTGCCATATAAAACCTCCGTGTTTTATTAAGGCAGGCCTAAAGAGGAGAGGCAGCGACTCCTTAATCCCCTCTTTAAGTCGCTGCCCTTATTGACAAGTTTCCCACCACGGTATTAAATTGTCAATACCCCAACATGTTGTAGTAGTGGGAGGGATAATTGCCGAGGAAAGAGCGAGAACGGCGATACATCGCTGAGTATATGCTGAAAACCTGGCCGAAGGGAGGCTGGCAGCTCAATGTGGAGCTCGGGCCGATACCCCAGGAGTACGTTGACCGCTACGGCCTGGGAAAGGCAGCCGCCATCTTCAGGCCCACCAGACCCCGGGTGGACGCGGTCAAGTGGACCGATAAAGCCTACTACCTCATCGAGGCAAAGATCAGTAGTATAAAGACAGGCATTGGCGATCTCACCTACTATCGAGGCATGGCAGGGCAGACCCCGGACCTGCCTTTTTATGACGGCCAGCCGATTGTCTGCCGGCTGGTGGTACCCTGGATGCTGGACTGGATTAAGACGGCTGCCGACGCTGCCCAGGTGGAGGTGGTGGTGTTCTGGGCTGACTGGATAGATGCGTATGTTAAGGAACGGCAACACTACTTCACGGCGGAATATCGGACAGAGAGGGCAGAGAAGCTGAAACTGAGAGAGATATTGGGGGTGGACTAACCATGGGTTGTGGCGTTTACTACCAACAGGTACACACCATTGACAGCGCGCTCGACAAATTGAGGCTGCACGTGGATATCCCAGGTGTCAGCGACGCATATAAGGAATTGTACAGTCTACGCGGTGAGCTCATGGCCAGGATAGGGTTCAAGTTTCCCCGGACCGTCATGCAGATATTGAGGATAGCTGGACTGTCGCCGGGGACGGTTCGTCTCTGGCTCGATGTCGAGAGCGGATGGATGAGCGAGGCAAGAGCACGGCCTCAAGCCCCACCTGTCTACAAAAGCGTGTCGGATGAGGTGGCTCTGGCGCTTTTGAAAGGGGAACTGACCAAAGAGTTAGAAGCGGAACTTATGGCGCCTGACGAATACCTCGGGGAGTAAAAAATGAGACAGATCGTATCAGTACCGAGTACCACATTGAGGATCCAGGGAGATCTCACCAACCTCCTCATGAACTATGTCGCCCTGGTTGCAGGGGTCCCCACCCGGATGCACTTTACCGACCATTATTATATCGAGCGAGTGATAGCCGACAAGGAGACCGGGAAACCCAAGACTATAAAGAGTTTGGTATTCTGGGTAGACGAACTGGGGGGGGTAGATTGCGCCAGGACCTTCTCGATCCTATCCCAGAAGCTGTCTGCCCACATGACACCCTTCCTCCCCGATAAAGAGTATGGGGGCTACGATTTCGTTATAACTCAGATAGGAGAAGGCTTCCTAAAAGACTGGAATGTGCAGCCAATTAAGAGACCCGAGGAAAGCTAAAAACCACCTGCAGGTGGAATTGTCACAAATTTGTGACAAATTCAACACATTTCTGTAACAATTTCGAAACTTTTTTCAATATCGCAGGACCCCGGGGATTTCTGACCCCCCAGACAAAACAGTTCGGAAGCCAAATTGTTTAGTCTCCCTCCCCCTTCTCGACGCTCTCCCCTTCCTCCGCCGTCTGGGCCTTGGCGAGTCGCCATACCTCACCGAAGCAATTTGGACACAGCATAACTGGCCTCAAATAGCGTGGTTCAATTACCTCATGGCAACCCTCACAGGCATACTGAGCTGCCTTCCGAGGCTCCTGGGAGGGCGCGGCAGGCGGTGCCTCCTTGATCAGCTCGAGCTCTCTCAGGACCGCATCGATTTGATCATGCAGCTCCTTGACGGTAAAGCGCCACACCTGGTGCTTAGCAATGACCTCCTCCTGCTGAACGGGATACGGTAAGCGGCTCAATTCAAAAGCGTGGCCGATGCCAACAACCCCCTGATCCAACGCGTCCTGGACCACCACGCTTGCCTCGCTGATCCGGATCAGCTTTTCGATATAATCCCGGGTAAGGCCGGTTTTCTCCTGGATCTGGTCGGAGTCGAGGTTGTATTCCTGGTAGAGGGTTTTTATCACCTTGACCATCTGGCTCACGGGAGTTTTGCCCCTCATGTGGTCCAGGAATATGTTTTTGGTCAGGACATCCACCATGTCCCCGGGGATCACTACCACATCAACGGTGGACTCCCCACTGGCAATCGCCTCCTGGAGACGGTGAAGTCCGTCACAAAGAACCAGCTCCCCTTCGACTGCGTAACAAATAGGGGGAGTGATTTGACCGACTGCCTTTATGGACTCCTTGAATTGCTGATAGAGCTCCTGGTCGAACTCTGCCGTCACACGGACCTCCGGGACTTTGATACTTTTCGGATCAACCTTGCGTAGTTTCATACTCTATCTCCTTTCTTTAATTCTCCAGGCTTCCCCCAGCCCTTATGGAGTGTCTGGACCCTTACCCAGCAATCGCCAATTATCCAGCCTGCTTTGCGGCAGGCTCTCACCGCTGATAGTGCTTCTCCTTCCCACCACTCCATGGTAATACGGTTCATAACACGATACCTTGCCATTTTACCTCCTTTAGTTTATATGTTTCTCGAGCCAATTACGTTCGAACGGTTCGAATAGCTCCAACTGATGCGTTAAGTGGAAAATGGGTATAGCCTCGACATGCAAATGGCAACGCTGGCATAGAGCTGCCAGATTCCAATCCTTGCAATTGGCCTTATTGCCATCGAGGTGATGGACAGTCAACGTATAACCATTGTCAGAGTCATGGGCATGCCCACACCTCTCGCAGCGCCAACCGGCTTTTTCCTTTATCCTGTAGGCTATCTCCTCCCAATTGGCCGGATATCCTTTTGTCATCTTCACTCATTTCACCTTGTTTCGTTAATTCTTACTAAGACTTTGTATATCGCTGACCTCTTTGAGGATGTTCTCGATGCTGACTCCTGACTGGAGGAACCTGGCGATTAGCTGATCGTAGTGGTACAGGTGCAGGACGTGGTCGCCTACTTCCTCCAGGCGAAAGCCGTTGCGCCGTGCTTCCGTCGTCAGTATGTAGCTCAGGCTGCGGTCCTCAGTGCTGGACCAAGTGGCCATATTTGCCTCTCTTGTATTTTTCAGGATTCTGGCCGGGCTGCGGTGTTCGATACTTCTTTTGCCGCTGATATTCTGACTGGTGTTTATCCCAATCCAGCATTCTTATACCTCCGTCGTTGAGGGCGATCTTATTGAGCTGCTGCAGCTTGGCCAGTGACCTCTCGAGCAGCTCCAGTGAAATATTCAACACACCCGCGATGTACTGGCTCGGGTAAGGTGTTTGCTCGTCCTGAGTGATATAACCCGGTGTCTCGCTCTTACCGGCCATCAACTCGAGCTCATAGTAAACAGACCTTTCGTCGGGCGTTAACTTGAAGCGTATTGGACCCTCGAGACAGTCATCTATCCATAACTTGATCCACGACATTCTCGCTTGGCCGCTCACTTAACTTTTACCTCCTTTTACTCTTTTGTCTCGCCTGGTAATGGGGTCTCAAGGACTGGAAAACCATTTCCTCGATTATTCTTGACACGTTTCAGGGCTTCAATTGCAAGGTTGGCTGCAGCTTCCTCGTCCTCATCACTAATGTCAGAGGATTCAGGTTGCTTCGTTTGAAGGACTTCGAGTGCTCTCGTGATCTTCATGTATAACCTCCTTATTCTGAAAAATAATGCCACGTGTCGGATTTCTGTGTGGTTTCCAGCTAGACCTCCGTTTCACCGAATTTGTGGTAAGCCGCCAGGGGGCAGTGGGTTTGTTGGATAACAGCCATGGCTTTGAGGGCTTCGATGCCCAGCTTGATAGCATCGCGAAGGTCAAAAATCGTGCCGTCAAAACCTACTCTTACCTCAAGTTCCAAAATTTCGATGGCTTCGTTGATTGTCATTGTCATTACCTCCTGTCTTTCTTCTTCCTTCCTTTTTCCTTCCTTCTTCTTTCTTCTTCCCTTACACTCTAGGTTACAACTGAGGTTACATCTCAGGTTACAGCCTAAGTTACAACTAAGGTTACAACTGAGGTTACGTTTTTCCCTCTTATCTTATCTTATCTTATCTTCTCTGTTTTTCTCTTCTTCCCTTTCTCTTTCTTTGGTTCTTTCTTTCTCTTTCCCTTCTTCTCTTTTGTCCAGCAGCGCGATTGTGTTTTGCAGGTGCTTCGGGATTATGTCGAGGTAGATTGCCGTGGTGGATATATCGGCGTGGCCCAGAAGCTCCTGGATGGCCCTCAGATTAGCTCCACACTCCAGCAGGCTGGTAGCGAAGTAGTGGCGAAGGGTATGAGGAGTAACGTCATTGATGCCGGCTTTCAGGGCATAGTGCTTAACGAGCGTGTCCAGGCGTTTCCTATGGATGGGGAATAGCCTGGCTGTCTGTGGCGATGGTGGGGAGTTGCCGAGCCAGTCACAGAAGGTTCCCAGGCATTGTCTGTACTTCTGGATGGTTAGGGGTGCAATCTGCTTAGAGGATAGCTCAGTGAGGTAGTCCTGCTTGGCAGCGATGGTATCAAATTGGATCTCAGCCAACATTCCCCCGTCTTCCAACCCGGCATCACATTGTGGGCCGAATCCTTCAAAATTGCCAGAGTTTTTGTGTGGTAGAGGATAGGGGAGGTACTGAGATTTTGGTAGGCTGACTTTAATACTAGGGGCAAGTAGACCTATAAGCCGAGTTATGGGTACTGTTGACGCAGCCTTAGTTAGATCCATGCTTCTAACGTCCTTTCGGGTTGCCTAGCTCCTGCACACCGGAGTCTCTGAGGGCATTGTTGAGCGTCACATAGGCGCGTAGGAGCCGGGCGACTACCTGGGAAAAGGTCTCGCGCTTGAGGCGGATCTCCTCGAGCTCGTCATATACCGCCGGATGGAGCCTGATTAATTTTACTGCTCTCATAGACTATTCTCCTCTGCGCCTCCTGATAAATTTTATAAGGGGCAGAATGATCCAGAAGGTTAAGGGACCGAGTAACATCGTGATAAAGCCAACAGTCATAAGTGGTTGGCCAAACCATGGTGTCTCTGCTTCTGCTAATTCAGAGAGTGCTTGCACTCCGCTACTAACTATCCATAACCCTAGACCAGCTAGACCGAGCCCTAGGCCGATGCCGAAGTTCTTCATAGTTAATACTGTAAACCGCCGCACAAAATCTGTCAACCCCCCGTCAAAGCTGGGTGGGAAAAAAGTATAAACTTTCCGGATAATTTCTGGGCGGTGGGTTGTGGGACCTGAACCCACAAGATTTTCGTATTTTTTACCCTTGAGATTTATTGTTTAGAGGGCCTGTGGAAGATCTTTTGATGGATTGGTAAGGGCGGGTTGTTAGAAGACCCTTTCTTAAGCCGGGCTTTTATGTCTCCACTCGGCCAACAGCCCGTCATAGCGGCTTTTGGCCGCCGCCAGGGCGGATTCGGCGCGGTGGAGCATTACGCGGAGCTCGTCTCGTTTAGCGGTGGCCTCTGCGGGCAGGACCTTGTCCTTGATCAGCGTGGCCTCCTCCTCTTTAACACGTGAGTGCAGGATCTCGAGGTCCTTAGTAAACTTGACCACCTCGGCGGCAGCCTGCTTTAGCTCCTCAATTACTTTCTCGGATTCCACTCCGGCGCTTTTTCTCCATTTCCTGGTAATGTCCTTGAACTCCTCATACGTCTCCGGGCTGCCCTCTAACACACCGACATTGACGGTGAGAATATAATCGGCCTCGTCTGCATCATACCCTAGGTCCATCAGCAGCTCAAGTCCCTCCCCCCAGGTGATAAGCCCTGTCTTTACCCCTTTGTAGATTTCGGTCTTGGTCAAGTCTCGTTCTGTGGTCGTTCTCTCCGGCTCGGCTGACTGGATCTTGGTCTGGATCAGCTCCTCGAGCCTAGCTGCCGGCATACCGTATCCGGTGAGCTCTCGTCTAACATCGTCCAGGGTGATCCAGCCGTTTTTCCACCTGGCAAAGAGGTCGGGGAAGGCCACATATACCTTGGTCCACAGCACATAATCATCCAGGTCCTTGCCATGGTAGCCCTGCTGTGCATATATCTCCCTGAGCCTGGCCTCATCTATCGTCCTCATATCCCACCACCGCCTCACGTCAACCCTGGTGGGGATCTCATAGGAGATCTCGATCAGCTTATCCCTCCAGTACGGTGGTATCTCGACCAGCCGGAACCATGCCCTCATGTCATCCTCGCTGAAGTCGGTACGGCGCAGCATCTCGACGACGGTCCTGAGCTCGGGGTGTTCCCAGTGTGCCATCCAGTAGTTATCTATCTGCTCATCACTCATGCCGGCCTTGTAGAAGTCCTCTCTCCTTAATTCCCCGAGCTCGTCTTTCAACCCGTACTTGGTTATCATGTTAGGCTCAAAGACCTCCCTGGCCTGCCAGCGGACCAGGTCCATTGGTGAGGGATAAAAGAGGGTAAAGAACTTCAAGGCCTCGATGCGATCGTCATCCCAGCCCTGGTCTCTCAGGTCCTCAAAGTATTTCTCATATGCCGCGGGGTCTCGTCTCCAGGCGGTGATGATGGATATCGGGTCGAGGCGGAAGGTCTTGGCTATCCTTTCCTCAGCGTAACTCATCTGTTTGTTGCCCGGCTGCCATAGGGTTTGCACAGCCTGAATTACTGACGACACTATCATAACAACAGCGAGGATAATGAGGGGACTCCAACCCCCCGTCTCAAAGCGTTCAAGAGCCTCCTTAACCTCCGGGGGAGTGGCCGGGTTGGCTTTGAGCTTGGCTATCATGGTTTTTGCCTGCTCTTTGGATTCGGGTTCCATACCCTCCAGGAACTCTCTAAACCCACGCTCTAGCCAGGAGGCCATCCAGCCGCGCAGGCGGTCCTTCCAGGCTTCACCCAGGTTGTCTATCCAGTCTCTAAATCTATCTGCTAACGACATATCACCTCTTCGGGCCGAAGAACCAGTCGCCGAACCTGGCCAACAGCCACCCCATGGGGTCGTTAAAGAAGTCCTGGATATCGTCAAACCACAGGCTAATCAGGTTGATGGGCGCTGCTATCTGAGCCAGCACCGCTGCCTTAGCATCCTCTATCCAGCCGGCCACGACTGTCTTGGCATCTTCTATCCATCCCAGGACGATTGTTCTGATATCCTCTATCCAGTCCAACACAGTTTGCCTGGCAGCTTCTATCCAGTCAAGGACCGTGAGTTTGGCGCTTTCCCACCAGGTGGCCACATAGTCGGCGATAGTTTGAATAATGTCGGCGATAAAGTTTTCTACGACGGCCAGGGCCTCCAGAGCCATGTTGTAGGCGGCCTCGAGCTGCTCTAAAATCCAGCCCGTTACCTCGGTGAGCGCATCCTGGGCCAGCTCCAGGGCCTCGAGGGCGAAGTCCCAGGCGTCGGCCGCAAGGCTCAGGGCGTCATCTATCTTGCCTTTGAGCCAGTCGTGAGCATACCAATAGAGGTCAATGAGCTCATCCCATAAATCGGATATCTCGTCCCACCAGTCATCGACCTCATAGGCCGCATCGCGCATGTTATGGGACGCTTCCCAGAAAAAGTCGGAGACGTCGAGGAAGCGACGGTACATCCAGTACCAGCCCAGCTCATTATAGAACCAGTCTCCGATATCCATGAAGAGCTCGGAGATATCGTCGAGCAGGCGAGATATGTCATAGAGACGTCTAGCCAGATAACACATAGTGCATTTCTTACAGTGCCTTTATCTCTTCTAACTGTTGAGCCTTCTTACCCAGGGCCTTGGCTACCTTCTCTTTGCTAAAGTCCTTCTCGGGAAGATCTATCCGGAAGTATATGCCCGAAGCCGTGTAGGCACTTACCCGGTAGAGCTTCTGGGACCTGCCCTCTCTTGTCAGCTCAGTCCGCTCGACAATGTCCACATCGTGAAATAACTCAGCCATTTCTATTTAGCACCTCCCTTTTTGATTTCGGCATAGCCGGTGCCGAAGAGCCAGCCGGCCGCTACGGTAAGTATTGACTTCACCTCGCTATCCCGGCCGGTGAAGATAAGGGCCAGGCAGCCGACAACGAGGATCAGCGCGGTGACTTTGTCCGGTGTCCATTGCATGGTATCACCTCCTTTGCGATTTTAATTAACCCGAGTAAAACAAGCAATAGAGTTATAAAACCCGTTCCCCTGCCAGCCAGGTAGTAGTGGTACTCTCCCTTCAAGGGAGAGGGATCCCTGGGGCATATGCCCCATCGTGGCGGCCAGGGGCAAAGGCTTTCAAAGAAGCCTATCACGAAGGCGTGGATCTCATCCGGAGTATTCATAAATGTTCTCCTCATCCGTCGTCACTAACCTGTGCGTATAAGAAAACACCCAGGCAGCCGGCGGGGATCTGGCTGGAAAGGTCTATCTCGTAATAGCGGTAGTAAGGGGAATTGGGAAGACGCTCGGTGGAGATTGTCTCGCCGTTGACCCACGTGGAAATATCAGCAGCGTTAGTAACTGTTAGCATATTCAAGGCAGGTCTATTGGTTACCCAGGCGTACTGGAGGGGGTCTTTGCTCTTATTGACGATCTTGCAAGTACACTTGCCAGCCATGCCATCGAAGAAAAACCTGCCGGCTTCGTTGCCTGTCAGTGTAATGTAGACGGTGCTAATACTGCTTATAGTTGCATTCCTGGACGTGGAGCCAACATCGAACATTTTGTAGAAATCAACGATTGGTGAGACGGCATGGACTCCGTTAGCAGAGTCCACATATCCAGTTAAGGCAAGGTACGATGTCAGTGAATCGGCTGCTGAGGCAATCTCTCTGATGGCAATATGGCGATCTGCCGTAACTGGCACATAAGGGTATGCGGGACTAGATATGCCGGGTGCCTGGGTGATTATGCGTTGCTCGGTCCCGTAGTCTCCTTCAGGTGAGAGTTGTATCATCATTCCGGCCTTTCGGTTTTTCCATGCGGCGGCAACGGAGTCGTAAGAGAGAAGCTGCCTGGCTGTTGGTGAAGTGATAGTGACATCGCCGAGGTCGTTAAGCACTATGGCAGCGATCGCGGCATTTCTGGCAGCCTGGGTATCGGCGTCCTGGGCGGCAGCCGGGTCGCCCAGGCCAGTTATCTTGTTACCGGCAGCAAGGAGGTCGCCACCTAGTCTTGCAAAATATAGAAAGAAGACGCCACCCATAGCTCGGCATACGAGGATATTTGCAGCACCGTTCCACGATTCTATGTCTATGGAATGTGCAGCAATTTCGGTAGTGCGGAATATCAAAGAAGACACAAGGGATTGTATTAGGCCAGCGCCAGGCGTAGTAAATGAACCCATCTTCTGCCACCTGGCATTACCAGCATCCCACCTGACGAGCTGCCCATCTGCCGGCGCTGCTACGCTGACATCAGCCAGGTCATCAAGATTAACGGCAGCTATAGCAGCATCCCGGGCAGCAGCTTCAGCAGCTACCGCAGCGGTAACCTCGGCATCCCTGGCTATACCAGCGGGTATGTCGTCATCTACCAGCTTTCGTGATTTCCATAGGCCTGTAGCATCATCGTAATAAAATAGGTCATCATCTGCCGGCGCAGCTACGCTAACATCAGCCAGGTCATCAAGGTTGATGGCGGACATATCCACCTTGACATAGCCGTTGCTATCAACCTGTAAAGGTATCCAAACAGGAGGCGGTCCTGGATAGTATCCCCAGAGTTGCTTTGCTGCGCCTCCCATGCTTATCCTGCCTTGATCTTTAGCTTGCCGTTAGCATCCACCTGTATCTTCACCCATCTGTTGCCGGCTTTGTACCATCCCCAAATCTGTATTGCTGTGCTCATTCTACCTCCTATGGTTCGTTCTGAGTAACGATCAAATCATCGATGTAAACCCAGGTCCCATCTGCAACCTTAGCTTCAGCGTACATCTCCTGGTACCAGTAAGCGCTGCCTGTAGTAGCCGGCGTCTGATATTTTTTGCCACTCAGGTCATACTCTACGTTGTCCAGGATAACCCTGACATACTCCTTTTTCGCCAGGTCAAACACAACCTTGATGGTGTGGAAAATCCTCTCATAGGCTTTCAGCTTCAGACCACTGGCAAAGACCTGTGGTGCGCCAGCGCTGTCATAATAGCTCAGCTCGTCACTATCCCAGTCGTAATATATCCTGGGGTAGTGTCTCTCTGCCGTGTCATCCAGCTCATTCTCCACAGCAAATATCGCATCGGTATGCACGGTGGCGAAGGAAACCTCCACGCCTAGTTTGGATGAGACAGGGAAAGGCGAGTAATGCTGGAGGAGAGCATAATCACCTATCACGTCCCCTGGCCTTAGCTCACAACTACTCGCTCCATTCCGGCTGCCGGCGTTAGTAATGCTGACAGAAGCGTTAGCACCAGTCTTGGAAGAGATAAAGGGATTCAGACTGTCCTCGAACGATGATAGAAATACTACGTTGCCGCGCCGGTCGAAGGTGTCTATGGAGCCGAGCCTGACTACGAGCTCGCCCATGTCGTCAAGGCCGTAGATAGTCGAGACAGGTACGCCTATACCCCAATCAGGACCGCCGTGGGCCATTTTACAACTCCTCCCAGGTTATGCGTCTTACTGCAGGCATTGCCGGCGCAGCGCCATGCTTAGCCATGGCAGCCAGGGGGTGCAGGATCTCGAACCTGATAATCGGTGTGTGAGGGAAGGTGTCATCGTCGTTATAGCCCAGGAGGGTAAAGGTAGCCGGCATCTCAAACAGCTCGTGGTACTCATCCCACGTGATGGCCTCATCGTTGCCGTAAAACCACTCGTCAAGATTAGTGGGCCAGAGCTGATGCCGATGCTCCAGGATCTTTACCCTGGCCAACCCACAACACCATGGTGGAAAGCGTATCTCCACCTCCGTGATCACCCCCCAGGTAAGGTTGACCTCCAGCTCAGCAGGTGCGGCCTTGAGGGTGTTGGCCGGGATGGGTAAATCAAAGGAGTAAAACACACCGCTATTACTCCTTCCTCCAGCTCTTAGGGCGAAAGGCGATGGTATAGGAGGCTATCGAGGCGTCATTGTAGACGGTTATGCCCATATCACAGGGAATGGGCGGGATAAAGTTACAGTGGTGCGGCTCAGTAGCTCCTTCGAACTGCCATTCCAACTTACCGTTGGTGTCGAAGCCATCATATATCTTGAGAACACCACTTTGCGCCTTGGTGATATTTACGGTAATCCACCATACCTTGCAAGCGTCTTTCTGGATTATAGTAGTTAGCTCAGCGTCGGCGGTATCAACTACCCTGGTCTCTATGCGTCTATCCATATAAATTACCCCCTTTTAGACGTGAAGCCCAGCGAGAGTTCGAACCCACTACTCCCTCGGGCTTCAAGCGAAAAAACCTAAACGGCCTTTATGGGTATTTGGTTACCACTTCATCAGCCAGCAGCTTGACCACACAGCTAGCACTTCCCGTGGCCAGTCCTTCAAACCTGACATGGAAGTCGCCCAGTACTGAGCTATCAATCCAGAACCTCTTATCCCAGGGATCGAAGATAGGAATCGCAGCCAGGCTATAGGGGAACAAACCTTCCCAGTCGATCATCCACTTGGTGCAGGTGTGGCTTTCCGCTGCACTCTCGTCAAGGCACAAGAACCAAGCCATGTTACCCCAGACGGCCGCTGTGTTTACGTGCATAGCATCTGCTTCTCCCCAAAGGAATGGTACGAGCTTTCCGTTCTCAATGGGTGGGACCAGAGGGAACTCAGTATGAGGTGAGTAGTCCACCAGCTCCCGGGCAAAAACAGTGCCGTATTTAGCAGCTACTACGTCCATGAACTCAGGCATTGCCAGCCTTAAGGGGATAACCCTGCCATTGTCTATATTGACCTCTATCTCATCCAGGGTAAAAGCCAGACCGCTGTCCCGGTAGAAGCTCTGAAGGT